GCATGTACAACAAACTACATTAGCATATTGCGACCGAGCGTTTCCTATTGATCATTCTTTTCATATGTTAAACGAACCAATGGTACCATATTGTACAGACTTATATAGTAGTACGTTTGATCGAGGACATAATGTTACTGCTGACCAATACTGGAACCAAAATGATATTAGACTACAAGAATGTCAAAGCCAAAAGCTACATGCAAATATTATTTTTAACAAACCCAAATTGCCTGTATTCTGTAATAATGCAAAAGTTTTAACAATATTGCTTACCACTGAACAAGAACAAAAATGGGTATATACTGCACTGTGGAGCAAACATTTTATTGAAACCAGCACAGAAATTATCTATACTCCAAACAGTCCGGAACATTGTGCTTTGAGTGCAGTGCCAAAATTATTAGAATACAAACCTAAGTACAAGTATAAGTTAAGTGAAAGAGAAAAACTGTATAATCAAGAAGTTATGAATAATCAAACAATTGTACACTACACAAAACCACACAGTTTCTTTGATGATAATGTAAATAATATATTTTTTAACCTCAGTAATTTATTTAATGTTGACATGTTTATTTCTAAAATGGAAAAAGTTTTTGATAAATTTGAATTAGGCGCATTAGATCATGACTTAGTTAGTAAAATGTATCAATTGTGGTGGAGCAGACAATGCAGTTAACTAAAATCAGTTATCCTTATACCGAATTGGACTCACTTCATACTTTACCTAACATATTCAAAATTCAAGACCATTTAGACGGCTACGATAAAAATTTTAAAAACGTATGTTTTGAAAAACTAAAGCATAGCACCTATACAATAGTTGTTCACCAAGTAATTCAAAACGAAGTCAAAAAAAATTATCCCAATTTAACTTTTGTCTTTGATGCAAACTATCAGGATCGCTTAAATCTTAGACATTTTGAAAATTATAATATACATCCTGAAGTAGATTATCAAAACTTTGTTTGCAGTTTTAATGGAACCGATCATGTTGGCAGACAACTATTAGCATCTGCATTGAATAAATTTGGTTACTTTAACAACAATTATTGTAGTAAAAACTTCACGCACAATGGCAATGAAATTGACGGACACATTGCTAATTACATAGAAAATACAGAATTTTACAACAAGTTTTTTGATTGTACAAACAAATTCAATCAACAAATAAACAGTTTTGGCCATGTGCAATTTGAGCATGATAAAAACATATATAATTTAGAAAACAAACTCACACAAAGTTTTTTACACATAGTAAGCGAAACACTGCCTACTAGTTATTATCCTTTTGTAACAGAAAAGTTTTTGTACAGTATTGTTACTAGAGGATTGTTTTTGGCGTATGCACAACCAGGATGGCATGCACACATAGCAAAATACTACGGGTTCAAATTGTACACTAGATTGTTTGATTATAGATTTGACGGTATAACCAATCCTGTTGAACGATTAGTAGAGTTAATGACCATGATTGGAAAGTTTAGTAAACTTACACCGCACGAGTGGCACGATTTGTATCTGTTAGAGCAAGATAATATAGAATTTAATTATGATCATTATTTTAGTCGTAATTATTTGAAAGTACTGAAAGAGTTTGATGAATAGATTATTTGATTTTAGTGTCGAGCAGGAGGTCATTCAAGTTAACTATCGATATTCGTTAGGACATTCATTGGGCGAAAGTTTTTTGTCAAACGACAAAGTGTATAGTTATATTAATATTCCAAAAAATGCCAGCAGCGCGGCCAAAGAAATATTTCATGAATGGACACCTGCAAATTTTCAAAATGTTCAAGATCGTCCCACAGGTGAATACATAGTAATTTTAAGAGACCCAACTGCCAGATGGATAAGTGCAATGGCTGAATATCTAGTTGGAAAATATTCCACACTAGGTCCTAAAAACAATGGGTTGGACGATCAGGAAATTTATAAAATCTTAGACTCTATTGTTTTTAAAAATCTATTATTTGATTTTGTTGTGTTTGATGGACACAGTTTGCCTCAGTGTTGGTTTTTACAAAATTTAAAAATAGATAATATTAAATTTTTCTATTTTGACGAAACAACGTTTGACAGGATATGTGCACACACCAATGTTTATAAACCTAACAATCGCCCAGTCAATGCGTCGATGGGTATTAATAAAAAACAGATCATAGTAAAATATTTAAAAGAGCTAACGAGCACCGACCCAAAACTACAAAAAATAATTGATATACATTATTACTCAGATCATAAGTTATTTGATCAGATTAAATTTTAAAGTTACAACTTTTGGCAATCATTCATTGATTTACATATAGACAATCATCAAACTATACAGTATAATACGTTAACCTAGAAGGAAAGTAAACATGGCAAAACCATTTGATATCTCAAAGTTCCGCAAGGACATCACAAAAAGCATCCAGGGCTTGAGCATTGGATTTAACGATCCAACAGATTGGATTTCAACAGGCAACTATGCACTTAACTATCTTATTTCAGGTGACTTCCACAAAGGTTGTCCACTGGGTAAAGTTACAGTGTTTGCTGGCGAATCAGGAGCAGGTAAAAGTTATTTTGCCGCAGGCAATATTGTTAAACATGCACAAGAGCAAGGTATATTTGTTGTGCTTATTGACACAGAAAATGCACTTGATGAGGCATGGTTACAAGCACTAGGTGTTGACACTAGTGATGAAAAGTTACTAAAACTAGCAATGTCAATGATTGATGATGTTGCAAAGACAGTCAGCACATTTATGAAAGACTACAAAGCATTGCCAGATGGAGAACGTCCTAAGGTGTTGTTTGTAATTGATAGTTTAGGAATGATGCTAACACCTACTGATGTTAATCAATTTGAAGCTGGTGACATGAAAGGTGACTTAGGTAGAAAGCCTAAAGCACTAACTGCACTTGTGCGTAATACTGTAAACATGTTTGGTAGTTACAACGTTGGAATGGTATGTACTAACCATACATACGCATCACAAGATATGTTTGATCCAGATGATAAGATATCAGGTGGACAAGGTTTTATCTATGCATCAAGTATTGTTGTTGCAATGCGTAAACTAAAACTTAAAGAAGACGAAGATGGCAATAAGATATCACAAGTGAAAGGTATACGTGCTGCTTGTAAGGTTATGAAAACTAGATATGCAAAACCGTTTGAGAGTGTGCAGGTTAAGATTCCATATGAAACAGGTATGAATCCTTATAGTGGATTGGTTGATCTAGCAGAAGCAACAGGATTGTTAACAAAGCAAGGCAACAGATTACGTTTTCTAACTAGCGACAAACAAGAGATACTACAGTTCCGTAAGGCTTGGGAACGCAACGAAGATGGTTGCTTAGACAAGGTTATGCAAGACTTTAATAAAATGGAACAAGAGCTAAGTACTCCTGAAGAAGTAACAGAAGTTACTGATACTGTTGAAGAGGAGAATATATAGTGTCATTAGACTTAGCCGCACTGGTATGGAAAGAAACACGTCAATTTATGCATGACACAGGAGACATAAGAGAAGCTGCCAATCACGTAGTTGAAGCTCTTATGACATCGCACTCAGCTGAAGAGATTAGAGAAGCATTTAAATTTGACGGTGCTATTAAGTTAGCAGTAGGAGATTATCTTGGAGAAGCAGAAGAAGATGATTTCGAAGAAGATGAGCGTGATGAATTACTTGATCAGTATGACGATGATGGTGAATTTAACTACGACGAGTACTAGTATATGTGGTATAGTAAAGTAACCAATAATCTTGCTGAGATTCCTGGTTTTATTACTCATTATGAACATGAGTTAGAAATAGCCAAGAGTGAATGTAGAGTAGGCGGACTTGTTGAAAAGAACATCAAAGCCTTACCAGGACTTACTGAGCATCGATTCAATCAATTGCAAGAAATAGAAGCAGTTCTAAACTTTTTGAACATAAAACTTAGACAAATAAGGCGCAAGCACTTTCAAAAGTATCTAGAAGGATATGCTCGTGCATTAACCAGCCGCGATGCAGAAAAATATGTTGATGGCGAAGATGAAGTAATAGACTTTGAAACTCTTATCAACGAAGTTGCATTACTACGTAACAAATATCTTGGTATTATGAAAGGTCTAGATACTAAACAGTGGCAACTTGGACATATAGTTAGATTGCGTACTGCTGGCATGGAAGATGTACAGGTATGACGCCAGCCCGTATTAGTATCAAAGAAAAATTCATTTGGTACAACATATGGATAAAACACGAGTTTGATCGTGTATACAGTAGACAAGTCAAAAAATACTGGCGTCAGTTGTTTTTAGATGATTTAGAACGTGCTAATCTCACAGTCGAACAACTTAAAAAATATTGTATAATAGTAAATCCAGATTGGGAAGGACACAATGCACGTGACATTGACCCCTTTAGACAAATGCTTGGTGAACTTGGATTTCCTTTACAACAATTTGGCGTGTTGTTTACTTGTTATGAGGATACAGATAGTTTGCCGTATCCTGCTGAGTGCAATACACAAAGACTTATATACATTGCACATTGGCATGCAATACTAAAGAAACAAAATATATCATGGCAAAATTTGACCATGGATAAAAAATTAGTTATTCTTATGCGTAGAGCAAGCGAAAGTCGTTGCATTCTAGCAAAAAAAGTACTAGACACATTTGATTCAAGTGATATAAGAATGACACTTGGTACATTTCCTGATATGATTCCAACAGAATGGCGTGAGATGGTAAGTCCCTATCCATACCCAATGTATGTTGATGATGATAAGGCCGCCAACACGGAACAACATGCTCCTCAACATGACTTGTTTTATACTGCACCAGTACAACTGGTTGTTGAAAGTAGTAATCAAACAGACAGATTTGCATGGCGAAACATTTTTATTACAGAAAAAAGTTATAAAGTATTTGCTTGGCATCAATTTCCACTGTGGTATGCAGTGCCTGGTCTAGTAGCAAAACTACGTGATGCAGGCTTTGACCTGTTTGAGGATATTATAGACCACAGTTATGATAATTTAGAGGATTCTGAAATAAGAATGAATAGTGTGGTAGCAGAATCACATAAACTTTGTACACAAGACGTAATACTATTACGAAAGCGACACTGGAAAAGATTAGAATCTAATGCACAACTAGTAGAACAGATAACTAAAACTGCATACACGGTACAAAAAACAAAGACTGAAAAGTTACAAAATGAACTACTCAAGTTTTGCAAGTGAGCAAATTGCATTTGGACATAGCAAAAAACACATATTAGATTTATTTTATCAGTACGATGATTTTATGGAAAGCATCGGACGTGTTGTTGATCTAGGTTGTAAAAATGAAGCATTGAATTTACAATGGTTTGCGAATGCTACAACCCGTGATGAACAAGCAATTCCTTTGAATATCAAATGTGTAGGAGTGAACAATATTGATAGACTGCATGTAAAACACAAAAGCATAAGTTTTCAAAAAGGCACACCTGAATTATTTTCTGAGACAAAGAAAAAATTTGATATACTTTTTTGTCATGACACATTACAATTTATATTAGATCCGTATAAAGCACTTGCTAATTGGTGGCATATTGCAAATCAAGATGCTATGTTGGTACTTGCAGTACCGCAGACAACCAATGTAGAGTTTAACACACTAGAATACAATTTTAGAGTCAACCACAAATATCACTATACTGTACCAATGTTGATTTATATGTTGGCGGTCAATGGTTGGGATTGCAACAGTGGATTTTTTAAAAAAGATATAAATGATCCTTGGATATTTGCAATTGTGTATAAAAGCAACACCGAGCCGATGGATCCTAACACAACAAACTTATATAAATTAGCAGAAGAAACCAATCTACTTCCAGAATCCGCAGTAAGAAGTTTAACAAAATATGAAAGTATACGCCAACAAGATTTACTACTGCCTTGGTTAGATAAAAATTTAATAGACATGAGCCAACAATGATTGAAGATTTTGATTTCGACAGAACAGATTACCCTACAAGAAAGGTAGCTGATGTATTTCCGTTTGAACTGAGCAAAGATTTAGGACACACATGGATTATTGATGTAGATGGTACAATAGCAGAAGTTAACAGACATCCATATGACAATGATAAACTCTTGCCTGGTGTAAAAGAAATGTGGAGCAAGATTCCTGCACAGGATATGATTATAATAATGACTGCTCGTGAAGAATCTGCTAAGGAAAAAACCTTGGCATTCTTAGATAGCCATGGTTTACGTTATGAACGTGCTATTTTTGGTGTACACCATGGAGAACGTATTGTTGTAAATGATAATAAACCTGGTGGTTTGCAAACTGCAATTGCATGGAATGTAAAAAGAAACAAAGGCTACGATTAAGTAGGTATATAATGATAGACACGGAAATGACCAAAACCCGAGCACAAAAGATGGAACGTATTTTTATACTAGAAGATGAAATCAAGTTTGCAGAAAGTTGTCTACGTCCTAGTGCAACAGGTCATATACACACTGCAATCAGTTGGATGAAAATGCGTAAGGAAGAATTAATCAAAGAGGTAAACAATGGTTGAATTACCAAAACGAGTTAATAATAAAAAAAATCCAGAAGATAATAAACCTTACAACGATGCACACGGGAAACCATTGGTACAAACCATAGTTTTAGTCACTGGCGGTTTTGATCCATTGCACAGTGGACACATTTCCTATTTGCAAGAGGCTAAAGCAATGGGGGATTTTTTGATTGTAGGAGTAAACAGTGATGCTTGGTTAAAACGTAAGAAAGGCAGATTCTTCATGCCTCTTGATGAACGTGGTGCAATTATTAGTGAATTACTTATGGTAGATAAAGTTGTAGGTTTTGAAGATGACTACGACGAAGATGATAGTTGCGTTAGATTTATCAAGGATATGCGTGAGTATAATCCCGAAGCAAAAATAGTTTTTGCCAATGGTGGTGATAGGAAACCAGGAACAACACTAGAAGAAAAAGCTGGCCTAAAAAATGTTAGCTTTGCATTTGGAGTTGGCGGCACAGACAAAAAGAATTCAAGCAGTTGGATACTCAAAGATTGGGAAGCTCCTCGAGTTGAAAGACCATGGGGTCACTATCGAGAACTTTACAAAGGCGAAGGTTTTGCCGTAAAGGAACTTGTTATAAATCCACACAGCAGTCTTAGCATGCAACGTCACAAACACAGAAGTGAAACATGGAATCTTGTAAGCGGTCAAGCACACATACTAACAAGTAATAGATCTGAACCAAATGATCCTCTACGTCAAGATCTTTCACCTCCTAATCCAGTTGATATTCCTGTGAATGTTTGGCACAAAGGCGTAAATGATAGCGACCAACCAGCACATATTATAGAAGTTTGGAAAGGCACTGACCTCACTGAAGATGATATAGAAAGATTTGACTAATGCTAACAGTTTATATAGGTTGGGATAGCAGAGAACCTATTGCAGCAGATGTGTGCAAACACAGTATACTTGAACATGCGTCTATACCGGTTGATATTGTTATGCTTAAACAAAATGATTTACGCAAACGTGGTTTATACTGGAGAGAAGTTGATAAACTTGCAAGTACTGAGTTTACTTTCACAAGATTTCTTGTTCCAGAACTAAACAATTTTGAAGGCACTGCCATATTCATGGATAGTGACATGGTGCTTACTACTGATATTGCAAAACTTATCTCCGAAGTTGATCCGACCAAAGCCGTAAGTTGTGTAAAACATGACTATACTCCACCAGAAGGTGTAAAAATGGATGGCCAGCGACAACTTGCCTATCCACGTAAGAACTGGAGTTCAATGGTTGTATGGAACTGTGGTCATAAAGCCAACAAAAAAATCACCAAAGAACTAGTCAACGATCCAGAAATTACTGGTGCATACTTGCATAGATTCAGTTGGCTATCAGATAAACATATCGGATCTCTTGGTCCACAATGGAATTGGCTGGTTGGGTGGTATGTAGAAGGCAGAGACGGTGCACCAAATTTGTTGCACTACACAGAAGGTGGTCCATGGTTTCCCAACCATGAGAATTGTGCATATGCTGATATATGGAATAGATATCACGAAGGTTTTAAAAATTCTTTGTTAACATGTAATGCAGAGATTGTAGACATAAGTTTGTCAAAAGATCTACAAAGTAGTATGATTTCCCTATTAGAGCAAGCAAAAGATCCTTACTGCATCTATAAAAAAACAAATAAAAAAGAAGCCATCGAAAAACTTTTAGATGCTTTTGATAAACCAGAGGTAGTAGGAATTGTAGATGCAGGACTTGTCGAGGAGGTGCAAGTGACAAAAGAACCAAAAAAAGATGCAATCCTTGATAACTTTATTACGGGAGCAAACGGAATTTTTGCAGGTACAAAAAATCTAGAGAATATACCAAAGGGTACGCCTATTGTTGTTAGGGGAATTGCAAAAAAGAGAGTAATAAAACAAGCGGTTCAAGAGGGAAGAGACTATTATTATATTGATACAGGATATTTCGGTAATCAAAAAACCAAGCGGTATCATCGATGTGTAAAAAATAGTTTACAATTTAACATTCCACTTTGGAAAGATTGCCCTGATGATAGATTTAATAAAACAAACACTGAAATACACTCATACACACCTGGAGAAAATATACTATTGTGTCCACCAAGTCAAAAAGCTCTGAACTTTTGGAACGTGGATTTGCAAGAATGGCTAACCTCTACAGTAAGGGAAATAAAAAAATACACAAAGCGTCCAATCATAATACGTGAAAAACAAAATCGGCACATACGCACAAATGAAGATACCATGGAAATGGCTCTATCACGTGATGTGCATTGTCTAGTAACATACAACA